GATCATGATGATCTGGAACATGTCCGTGAAGTTGTCTACCGCGATTTTACCAGTGATAGCAAGGTAAGAAAATACGCCGGTAAGTACCAGCGTAACGATAGATTTAACGTTTATAAGCTTAGCCAGCTTGTTAAGCATTATTATCCACCTCCACAATAAAAGCGCCGAACCCTGCGGCTTTTACCTTATTCATATACTGCTCGGCATTCTCCCTGCTGCTGAACGCTCCGACCTGAACACGGTACAGATTCTTCTGATCGACAGCAGCGGACGTTATATATTCATGCAGAACAGCCCAGCGGTTCTCATCAACATAGTACCACGGGCAGTATTTACCTGTCAGGTCATAGTGCCGCAGGACATTTCCAGCCGAGATATTGTACTTCTTCATAAGGTACTGTACCAGTTCGCGCAGAGCCGACATAGACGCTGTTTCAAATTCTCCGCTTGCCTTTGAATAGCAGACCTCGATATGCAGCGTTCCGGCGTTTTTGCCACTTGCGGCATAGGCTGTCTCGTTATCGGGAACAACACGGATTACCTTGCCGTTCAGTCCGACTATGTACTGCGTGCTCGTCCAGTTGTTCGGCTTATTAGGAAATCTTCCCGTTGCGACATTCGAATAAAACAGCGCCAACCTGTCCGCATCAGTTCCAGCCTGTCCGGTATAATGCACACATATGCGCTTCGGAGTTGACTTGCTTCCTGGGCGGTTATACTTATTAATAGGAATGAGCTTATCAATTATTTTCATCTTTATCCTCCATATCTGCGAGCACCGCACGGAGCTGTGCCGCTTCTTCCTCAAGCGCCTTGAGCCTGCTCTTGTCCTCGTCAGTGCCGACGCCTGCGACTATTGCCGCAAGCGGACGTATACGCTCCCGGTCAATCTCCGCGAATCTGCGGGATATCTCGGCTGCTCTGAGCCGGCTTTCCCGGGCAGCACGCTGCTCGTCATTTTCGCGCGGTTCGATGATTTCATCATAATTCTGCGACATATGCGTATCCTCCTTCTACTGCCTTGATGTCCGTTATGGTTCTCATGCTGGGGCGCAGGTCGAGCGGGTCGATGTCGTTTGTGGTTCTGACCTGGTAGAATCTCTGGCACTTCGCAAGCTCCGCAGCGTAGTCGGGCGGAACGAACGGCGTCGCCAGTGAACCGCCCTCCAGCTTCGCCCATGCGAGCTTCAGGGAGTTCCCGGCTTCGTTGCCCTTGTTGAACCCGATGGATACCGCTGATATGTACTCGCTGTCAGAAAGATCTACCGTCACACTGTTTATGCCAGCCTGAAGCCTGGGAGTATAGTAGCTGTCAACGTAGTCCCCAGCTGCGGTCACAGTGCGGATACGCGCGGCCCATACTCCGGTGACGTCCGCTGCCTTGAGAGATAGCGTGTACTTTCCGGGAGCCAGCGGGAATTCAATGTTTTGCCAGAACGCATGGGTATTTGAAGTCAGCGTTGCTGTAGCAGTCAGGCGGATTCCGTTGGTTTCCGGAGCAGCTTTGCACTTATCAGTGGAGATATACCACCTGTCCACGGTGTAGCCGGTGGAATACTCGTTCTGTCCTCGCTGATTTACCCGGAAATCCGGATTGTCAAGCTCGTTCTTGCCGCTCAGCGTATTCCAGTATGCCTTCTCATCGGCTGTAACGTGGATATCCGCGTCAGCCGCATGAGCCTCAATGGCGGCTCTTGCTACATCGTCAGCACCCGAGCCGCCCTGTGCTGACGTCTTAAAAGGGCATGCTGTGTAATCGCTCCCGACGAGCATCACTGAACCCGTGCCAAGCAGATACACCGCTCCGCAGGCTCCGTAAATCGCCGCAGCCTGTCCCGCCGGAATGCTGACTACTCCGTCAGCTCCGGGCGTTACGGCGGGAGCAGTGGACGCGTACACCGTTGCAGTGCCGTCGTTCCTGAGCCAGGCGTTCGTCCCGCCGCTGTAATCTGCCCTGATTTCCTCGCCGGTGAAGACGATTGTTTTTGATGTCATGATTTATCCCTCCAAAAGTACCTTTTTGCCGTTGAAATACAAACCGTCTGACTTTGCTTCAAGCTTTTTGCCCGTCATGCCTAAGCTCCACCCATCGCTGGTGATTTTCAGCGTCAGGGTGGTTCGTGATTCTGTCTGAATGGCCAGGCTGTCAGGGTATACCTTGAGCTTGCCGCCATTGTAAACCTGAAGCGAAGTGTGGTCGATCTGTCCTGAATCGTCTGACGTGCATATGAATATAGGATATTCCGCACAATTGTCTACAACCAAACTACATGTGCCGCCACAATTGTCGTACAGTTTTATTGCGCCGTGCCCAGAGCCTTCAAACTCTATGCCGGTGTTCCCATACGCACCCAGCCGAAACCCTGTCCCAGTGCCCTGCTTAGTCAGGAAGGCTATCTTGCCGGAATCATCAGCGCCGAAGGATACTCCACTATCGTCTGTGACAGCCCAGTACTTTGACCCTGTTGTCTGGAGTTTTTCGGCAGTGCCATCGCCTTTTGCCTCCTGCTTGCTCTGCTGAATCTGACTATAGGAAGTAGGCGTAAAGCCGCTTGAACTGGACACATTCTCAAACCCGCCGCAGGTGACGGTCATGGAGCAGTTCCCGGATATCGCTATCTTGGAAACATTGCCGGTAATGGCAACCTGCTCTTCCTCATCGTAGACCTGAATACGGTCGCCGACATGCAGGTCGAAGTCAGGCTCTGCAAGCGTGAACGACATCGGCGTCAGCTCGAATACGGTGTAATACTCGGAAATCTTCGTCAGATACGTTTCAAACATGGTATCGTCCAGACCGTAGCTTATGTACTGATTTTTGAGCACAAGCGTGTACCCGGCGTCGGTTCCCATCTCATAAGTCTTGTTTTTCTGCGAAGTTTTCACCTTTGAGAATACGACAGTTTCATCGCTGTAATCAAGCTCCATAAGGTCGCCGGAACTGTATTCCCGTGTGACTGTCTTGGAAAACTTGTCGATCTGGAGCTTGTTGACGTCGTTGATATACGCAAACCCGCCGTTCCATTCCGCCATTCCTGCCACAAGGTTGCGGCAGGAATTTGCGTAGATGTACTGAGTGTAATCCGCGGAAATAATACCGTTGTCCCACACACCGTTCAGTACGACGTTATCAAATGATACCTCGGAAGCAAGCCCGGCTTCAAATACGCACTGAGCATACACCGCCCAGAACGTCTGCGGAAACGTGTAATCGGTCGGGAACTCGGTGCCCAGCTTCACCATATCGTCGTATGCGGTAAGTTCTATCACGCCGTTCCGGCGCTTCGGAAGCTCCGTATTGTAGTAGCCGAAAAATTTCCCGTCTATCTCAAGCTTTACGCGGCAGTTCGCGAATGTGCCCCGGGAGAAACGCTGCGTATTGTTATCAATGAGCAGGTACAGCGTTTTCGCATTCACGCCGCCAAGTTCAAAGGTCTCGCCGGAGTAGCAGCTCGCTTCGTACTGAAAATCGAACAGGTCGTCCTCGGTCAGAACGATATCCTCCTGACCGGCTTTTGAAAAGGTAATTAAAAACACCTTTAAGCCTCCTTACTTTTCGCGGAACTGCACAGTTACGCTGATATCTCCCTGGAACTTCCCAAGCTGGATATCCGCTTCGTTGATGTCCTGCGTATGGATTTCGACATGCATTGTTTTCGTCAGAAATTTGCCTTTCGACGGGCTGTAGTACGTCAGCTTTCCGTAAGTGCTGGCGTCGATTTTGCCGATTGCGGCGCTTTCCTCGGCGGTCAGCCCCTCCCACGTTACACGGACGTCCTCTTTCCGCGCGATTATCTTTTTGGAGTAGGAACCGCCGAGTGTCTGTCCGCTGTTGGTTCCCTCAACGATACGCTCCTCAAAGGATATCCCCGGGGACGGTATCGGCAGCGGTTCTCCGTTCCACCACATCATATAATATCACCTCTCAAGTCATAAGCACATTTTTGCCGGTCTGAATTATCTTGCCATTTGTGACATCGACCATGACGTCCGCAAGCTTCTGCGTACCGATATAAACCGGGACGTTTACGATCTGGGACATCAGCTTTGTCGCGCCGCTCAGTACGGTTCCGGCTGCGCTCATGCTCTGGGCGGCGACAGGAGCAGTGGACAGCGTTCCGCCGCTCACCGCGGCAGCGATATCTCCGAGGGTTAGATCCTCGGTTCCGAGCTGCTTGTTCCAGCCCTCGACGAACGCTTTTGCGGTGTCGAATCCGACCTGATACATGTCGCTAGTCATGCCGTCAAACGCGCTGCGGAGCTTGTCCACAAAGTTCTCCTTGAGGCTGTTGACCTCGTCCTGATAGTATTTCGCGGATATTTCTGCGGCTGTCTTGTGGAGCCGCTCAAGGCTGTCGAAATAGCTGTTCCATGCCTGATCCGACATATTGAGCAGCTTAGACCCGAACTCCATGCCTTCCTCAATATCCATGTTCAGTATGGAGCTGAGCGTGCTTTCATCAGCGCCGCGCGCCTTGAGAGCGTCCAGCATTGCGCCGTATTCCTCAAGAACCTTGATGTTATCCTCAATGCTGTCAGCGCCCATTTTGTAGGTCTCGACATCATGCTCGGCGGTCGTGATGGTGAAATCACCCTTGACCGCCACCGTTTCCGGAATGGTCTCGGTGACCTTTTCGAACGTCTTATTGAAGTCCGTAAGCTTAGCCGTCAGGCTGTCCCGCGCGGAAACTATCTTCTCCAGAGCGGACAGCGTGGTGTCGCTGGCGTCGTTCAGGAGCTGCTCCAGAGCGTCTTTGTTCGCCTGGATCATCTTCTGATTGTATTCGTAGGTCTCAAGGAACGCGCTGCGCCATTCGGCGGAGTTTTTGTCGAGGTACTTATCCCGGAGCTTCGCCAGCTCGGAATAGTATTTTTTCTCCGTGATCTGGTTGGTTTTCAGCTTGAATTCAAGCTGGAATTTTTCCTCGGAGTATGCGGCTTTCTGGGCGGCAATGGCTTCGGCGGCTGCCTGTTCCGCTGCCTTCTGGGATTCCTCGTCTGCCTTTTTCTGCTCTTCAAGGCGCTTTTCGTATGCCTTTTTTTGTTCTTCGGATAAACTGTCGTAGTACTTCTTTATTTCGACGTTGACCGAGCGCCATTCGTCCGAATCGTTCTCAAGGAACTCATCGCGGAGTGATGCAAGGGTAGCGTAATACTCCTCGGCGGATATGCGCCCCATATCGTAATCGTATTTGTAGGATTCCTTCCAGTACTTGAAATCCTCGCTTTTCTTTTTCCAGTAATCGGGGAGACTGTTGTCGGGTTGGGCTTGTTTGCCGCTCGTGGCGGCAGGGGTCTGGCTCCCGGAAGCAGTAATGCCGTCCTTGTAGGATTCGGACGCAAGGCTCTGCCATTCTGCTATTGTTTTATCGGCTTCTTCTATGGCTTTTTGTGCAGCTTTAACGTCCGCCTCAAACTGTTGTCCTGCCGCCAAAGTGTTCCCGTAATCAGAAAATACAGTAGCTGTCGCTTTGATTTTGGCGAAGTAGTCATCGGAGTTTAGTCCGCCGTATTTTTCATTAAGTTCTTTTAGCTTATTCTCCGCATTACGCTTAATATTATATGCTTCAGTTGCCGCTTGCTCATATGCTGACAGCTTCACGGAAGCAGTTTTTTTCTGAACATAGGTATCGACCGCGTCTGTCAGATCATTGTACTTTCCTGTGAGCTGGTCTACGACCGTAACCTCATCGCCGAGAACGCTCTGAAGCTCCTGTGCCAGAGTTGAGAGTTCCTTCTGCTCGTCGGAAGTCAGACTTACGGCAGTGCGGAGTTCGTCGTATCTCTTGACCTTATCCTTCAGCACTGACATTTCGGCTTCGTTGTCGGCGATAGAGCTTTCAACAGAATCATGCATCTGGTCAATAGCGTCATTCAGCTCTTTGGCTGCGGATTCCGCTGTTCCGGCGCTGATTGCGAAACCTGTGAGGGCAGTTGCAAGCAACCCTACCGCAACGGCAATAATACCTGCGGGGTTCATATTCATAGCTGTATTGAGGGCAATCTGCTTTGCTGTGGCAACATCAAGTTTGCCACTAAGTACGGCGTAGACTATCTCCTGCGCTGTAAGCTCGCCTTTCAGCGCAGCGCTCTTGATTGCAGCCGCTCCCTGTGCATTTCCGAGCAGAGTGACCTGTAAAGCGGCGGTCTGCCAGCTTGCAATCACTTTTGTCAGCACATTCGCGGTCTTGAAAGCAATAACCGCAGCAGTAACACCGGTGACTGCCGAGGCTATAAGGTTGATGTTTTTGAGCAGCAACGTCAGCGTTCCAGAAATAAAGCTACCGACATTGACTGCTATCTCCTTGAGGTCGCCCTTTTGCGCAATCTCCGCAACCGAATCAGCAGCTTCATCAAGAACAGGTATCAGACTTTCGCCGATAGGCTCAATAAGCAGGTCAATCTGTCGCTGGACATTTTCCAGCGAGTTGTTAAGGCTGCTGTAATTGACGTCCTTTATCGTGTCCATTGCGCCGGCACAGTCGAACGCGCTGTCAGAGATATCTCCAAGCGCCAGAATTGCTTCCGCGCCCATGTCCTCCCACATGGTACCCATGAGATTTATGCCGGCTGTGTTCTGTGCGATAGGATCGTTCATCTCGGCAAGAGCGGCTATGACTTCCTGAAAAGCCACTCTTGCCGAAACTCCGCCTGCGGCAAACTTTTCAGCCATGCTGTCAGCTTCGAAGCCTAGGGCTTCAAATCCCTGCTTACTGGTGTCCGAGCCGTCGATAACGCGGATAGCCATTTCTTTGACTGAGTCGCCAATCTTATCCAGATTCCACGCGCCATTCTCGGCACCATTGGAAAAAATCGTGAACATATCGCTTGCGGAAAGTCCCATCTTCTTGAACTGCACGGAATACTCCGAGATATTATCCAGCAGTTCGCCGGAGTAATCAAGTCCATTCTGAGCGCCGCGGGCGATATAGTCATAGGCTTCGGAAGCAGACACTCCGAAGTTTTCCATCATAGCCTTGACCGCGCGGGAACTCTCTGCAATGTCGTAATCAAACACGTCCTTGAGGGCATAGGCGCTTTCAGTGACCTTTACAAGTTCCTTGTCGTCAAGTTCGCCGAGATTCTGCTTGATTTTTGATATGCTGTCTGCGATATCCTCGAACCCCTCACCGAAATTATCGCCGTAGATCTGTTCAACAATAGAACGCAGCTTATTCACTTCCTCTGCGCTGGCATTTGTTGCAGCGGCGATTTTATTTACCGAGCTGTCCAGACCATCTGCGATCTCAATTGTTCGGGAAGCAGAACTTTTCAGGACATCTCCCAATTTCTGAATACCCTGCGTAACCGCTTCCGAAACCAGATTAGCCTTGATGATGTCACCGGTCTTGAGCGCAGCCTCGCCTGTGTTGGAAATACCGTCCTCAAGACCGCCAATTGCGCCGGTCATGTTGTCAGCCGGAGCGGTATCCATGGAGTTCTGAACCGAACCGCCAAGCTGTTCAGTTGCATTCCGTACGGCATTTACAGCCTGCGTCATGTTGTTCGCAGGTGTCGTGTCCAGTGCATCATGTATCGTGTCCCCGAGCTGCTCGGTGGAGCGCTGTGCTTCAGAAACATCGTTCTGTGTGACGATACGGACATATCCGTCAGCCTGTGACATGCTATCCTCTCCTTCCTATCTTCGAGATAAAGTCCTGCACGGCGCTGCTGTGCTTATGCTCAGTCAGGGACATAATCTCCGGGTTCTTCCGGACGAATTCCTTTTCGCTGTCCGAAAGTTTCCCGGAACGCTGCCGTGAACGCAGACTTATGAGTGTATTAAAAAAGCAGTCCCTGCCGAGGTCGGCAAAAAGACTGCGGAACTTCCAGTAATGAAGATTTTCAACGGTGTTTAAATCTATGTTGAAAGTGCTTTTAAACGCCGTGTAAATGTACGCTGAATCTTTATTAAGGTTGTACACTATCTGCTGACGAGCCTTGCTGCTGTCAACAGGTTCGCCGAGATTTAAAAATTTCAGCCCCTGCTTAATTGCAAGGGCTGTATTTTTCGGTGGATCCGGATAGAGGAGCGTGATCAGCACGGTAAGCTTTTCATGTTCCATGAGCCGTTCGTCCTCCAGCGCCTGAATGATACGCAGGCAAATCCGGAAATCTGTATTTATAGGTACCGCTTCGCCGTCGATCAGGACTGCCTGTGGCATTTGTTCAAGCAGGTAATTCACTTCATCACACCGCCCCGGATTGCTTCGGTGTACTGTCTGATAAGCTGGTCGGAGGTCTGGGTGAAGTGCTTTGCAGTTTCGCAGATGAAACGGATAAGCTCCGAAGGCTCGCAGCGCCCGCCTGTGAGGATCTTCGCTGTTCCCTCGCCGTAGATTCCATCTACCTGCTCGCCGAGGAACTCGGCAAAGCGGCGCAGCTCCTTTGCGTTCTCCAGTTCGGCGTTCGAAACGCCGTTCTTATCGACAACGACCTTAAATTCTTTAGGCTTGTAGTTCTTCAGGTTTTCGTAGGTCTGGTAGAACCGTTCACGAACAGCAAGGTCTGTCGGGTAAAAGCTGATATTATGTGTTTCGCCGTTGGCGGATATTTCGATATCAACCGGGGGTTCGGGAGTTACTGTGTATTTCATTGTGTTCATGTTTTTTCTCCAAAGAAACCGCCCCGAAGGGCGGCTCAGTATTATAACGGTCTTATGTTGTTTAGGAAATCATCCCAGATTGCAGGGTCATATGACTGGCTTTCAGCGTGGTATTCCAGAGTGTAATATTTATCGTTGACAAAGCACGAAAGCGCTATGAAACAGTATGATTCTGATTTGAATTCCCACTTCGTTCCAAGCGATACTGTTTCACCACCGATATTGTCAACATTCTCCTTTTCCATACTATGGTCAGGAAATTCTACATCACCAGTCGCTCCAATAGCCTTTGCGAGTTCAACCATCTCCTCAGCATAGTTATTTAAATAATTTACAAAATCGTTATGAAGTTTTTGCCCATTTTCTTTGCTTGTGGAGAGTATAGATAAGGAATACTCACAGCCTTCCGACTGGATTAAATAACTTAACTGAATTACCCCATCTTCGGAATTATCAGACAATTCTGCGCTTTCCGGGACTTTAAATACAAAATCACCAGCCACGACTTCAATACTGCTTTCCTCTGGCTGTGATGTAACATCAGGCTGTGAGCTGGTTTGTGATGATGTCCCCTGAACTTCAGCAGCATTGCTTTCCGCGTTATTCGAACATCCAGCGCATGAAAGCACGGCTGCCAGAGCGAGCATATATACTATTTTTTTCATAAACATACCCTCCAAATATGATAAAGTGATGTAATCATTTTATCATATTTGAAGAAATATGTCAAGTTCAAAATGTCACTTTACGACCCGTACACCGCCGTAACGCTTCCAGCCTTAACAGCCTTACCCGCCGCGTCAGCCTCGACTACCGTGATGGTCGCCGGTGACCCGGTCAGGGTGATAGAGGTACCGGGGGAAAGCGCAGACCAGCTTGTAACGTCCTGCCCCTCAGTGACGGTCTGAGCGGACGCGCCGCCCTTGTACACATAATGATTACCGGTGCTGAGCTGCGGGGACACCAGCAGCACCGTACTGATCGCAGAGCCGCTTGCGGTAGAAACGACCGTCAGCTCCTCGATACCGCCGTCACTGGTGAATGTGTTCGCCGCGCGGTCATATATACCGTATGTGCGGTCGCCCTCCCAGACGATGTCGAACGGAGCTGTCAGACCATCGGCAGCGGAACCGCCCCAGCTCTTGAGGTCGATCTTTGCTTCCTGCGTCCACGCCGCGAACTTTTCGTCGCCCTTGCTGTCGAAAATAGAGACCTCCATAAAGCGGTACTTGACCTCGTCAAGCTGCTTGTTCAGGCGGTCTATCTCATACAGTTCCTTGCCAAGCGCGGAATCCCTTGCAACGAGGAACGGTGAAACTGATGTCACCTGATTGCCCTTTGTGACCTTTGTCTTGGTCTTGCCGAGAACGTTCTTGGTCTGTGTGACCGTGTTGTTGCGGGTACGCTCCATGCTCTCGTTGTCCTCGCCGATGGGATACCATATCCCGTTGATCTGTATCAGCAGTACGCTGTATTCGCGCTCTACAGCGCCTGTTCCTGTGATTGCCATGTTAACATCTCTCCTTATATATAAACTGTAGCTGCGTTAAATAAACGCCCGTTACCCTGTCCTCGGCGGTCTCGTCAAGACAGCCGGTCTCTATTACCTTGAGGCTCTGTCCGGTCTGATTCTTCGCCAGAGCGGGGAAGCTGCGCCGGTCATTCTGCTCATCTATCCAGCGGCAGAACTGCTCCAGAAATTCAACATTCTTTCCGCGTTCCACATCGCTGCCGATAGCCGTGCGATATGCGAACTGGAACGTCACCGTGTATATACGGTTGCCGAGAATATCCTTGCGGAAAGGAGCATTCGGAACCGTAGCCACACAGTAGCAGTCGTTATCGTCCACATAATCAAGGTAGACCGGAAGTTTCGGGTCGAGCAGCGGACACCCGGAAAGGTATTCGCAAACGCTGTCCATAACTGATTTCACGGCATCAGCCTCCTTGCGTAATTTTTGACTTCACGGACGATGGTGTCCTTAAGCGCCGCCCACATACGGTGGAACCACCGCGAACCGCGCTTTCCCTTGAGCTTTCCGTTGCGGTAGTACTGCTTATGAGCATACGGCGCGATAAAAACCAGCTCGCCGCTGCCCATGCGGGAACCGAGGATAACGGATTTCTTCAGCATTCCGGTACGCATAGTGACGTATGGATCCATATGCCGGACGACTGTGTTGTCGATGAACGTCTGCAGCTTGCTGAAACCTTCCTCGGTGGGCGGTTTTCCTCCGTTCCAGCGGAGGACGGAGTTACCTTTGGCGGTAGTGAACAATGTTCCACGGTCGGTAGTGATTTTCACTTTCCGCTCACCTCCCAGTGATGTAAGCACCCGGAACCGAACCGGCAGTCACGAACCGCTGTGATTATCAATTTTTCGGTGTGCTGCCGTTCAAGTTCCGCTGCGCTTGAGATATCTCCACATTCGCCCCGGGCGATTATGTCGCCAGGGGAAAGCGTGAACTTATTTTCGGGACATCCGTTCCGGAACCATTCTGCTGCCGGAACCAGCGCGGGAAAGTCCGGAATCATGACCGTAACGTTGTCGCTGTCGTCCTTTCCGGACTTGCCGAACGCCGCCCCGGTCGTGTAGTCCCAGAATACTCCGTGAACTACCGTGCGGCGGAGCTTCTCCGGTTCGCGCCCCTGCTGCGGGATCTTATTGTAGACCGTGATGGTTTCCGTAAACCTCATTCCCGCGCCACCCCTCTGTAAAGCCACTCCGCAGGTAGCCACGCGCGGCAAATCGCGCGAACCATGACGGATTCAGATGTTCCCTCGGAACTGCTCGCCAGTGTGTAACTCCAGCTCCCCACGCTTTCGGACTGCTTCACCATGCCACCGTTGCCATCTGTAAGCAGCAGGCTGTCGCAAAGCTCGCAGCAGCACATTTTCAGCCGTTCATCGTCGGCGTTCCCGGCGGCGCGCCCGAACGTCAGGTTATCGAGATACGCGGAGGCTTTGGCGGCAAGCCGGAGGAAATCCTCCTGACTTACCGCCTTGCCGTCGTAGCTGTCGGTGTAGTAGGCGTAGTCAGCGTAACTCATGTTTTAGCTACCGCGCACACGCGGATAGAGGGCAGCATGTTGTCCTTTATCCAGAGGTCGTGGAACTTGCGGTATGCAATGAGCCATGCGTCAGCGGACTGGTTAGCGTCCGGGTCGATGATCTTAAAATTATCCGTCTTGGAAACGGCTATCGGCGCGGACTTCGGGCAGATTATCCAGTTTATCTGGGTCGCCTTTGCGGCAGGAGTGAAACCGCCGGCTTCCTGACCGCCGGTCGTGCCGTCGTTGAAGGTGTAGGCGGTTTTCATTCTCGCAGAGGGAACCGGAATGATAGGAATGCCGTTGAAGTACCTCACCTTGAGGTCAAGGCTGCCCTGCTTGAAATCTCCGGCGTTAATGTACTTGGTTATCTTTTCGCTGTTGTTCAGCATATCCGAAACAGTGATAGGCATGATGATCACAAGGTCGTCAGCTCCGGTGGCGTCCTGCGCCGCTGTTATATCAGCGGAAAGCGTGGACAGGATGGTGCTTGCCGCCGGGGTGTAAGTCCTGCCGTAGTTATCCTTTGCCAGAGCGTAGATCCTGCTGTAGCGGTAAGCGTCCACTTCCGGAATTACCTTTGTGCGCTGGAACTCGCTCATTACAGCGGAAGCGCTTGCAACGAAGTTTGTCTCGTCAACGTCCATCTTGTCGAGCAGGAACTTTCTGCCTCTGTCCTGGGTCAGGGTTCTGGTCTCGTATGAATAGGTGATAGCGCCCTGAACGTAGCCGCTGTCGCGGTTGTACTTGCCAAGACCGCTGAGCGACATCTTCGGGATCTTGACTTCATTACCGCCGGAATACTTGGTCTGTCCGGCGTTGTCCTCCATCCAGCCGGAAGTTGCTCCCTGCATCATCTGCAGGTCGAGTGCGGTCTGGAATATCTTTGCCGCTTCTATCGTATTGATTGCCATTATGGTGTCCTCCTTTACTTCTTTACGCCGATTCCGGCGAAAATCTGTTCCTCAAGGTTGTTTGCGCTGGCGCTGACGTTGCTCTGCGTACTGCCCATGAACAGCCCGGGCTTCTGTTCCGCTGCGAACACAGACGGCTCAGACTGCTTCAGCCCCTCAAGGTACTCCTTGCCGCCGACGAACTCGCCGTTCTCCAGCTTGAAGCCCTTGCCCTTGAATTCGTCCAGAACGGACTTGCGGACGCGGTCACTTGCGAACTTGTAGCCGCCGAACAGCTTCTCTGCGGCGAAATCCGCCTGCTGCGCGGACAGCTTAGCGTTGAGGTCGTCGGTGTCCTGCTTGTACTTTGCGTTCAACTCGTCGAGCTGCTTCTGAAGCTCCTCGGACTTGTTATCCGCCTTGAGCTTTGCGAGATCCTTGTCGCGGGCGGCAAGCTGCTTGGTAAGCTCATCAAGCTTTGTCTTATTGGCTGCGACATCGGCAGCGGGGACGAATTCCTTTTCAATGACCTCGGTGATCTGCTTGGTCTGGTCTGCGGTAAGCTCAATTCCGAGCTTCTGGAGAAGTACCTTTAACTTATCCATAAAAATCCTCCTTAAAAACAGGTAAAAAAATGTACCCTTAGTAAGGGTAGCATGACTATGTGGTATGTGCAGCTGCTGACGTATCGGGGCGGGTCACGCTGGTTGCAGCGCTGGCGCTTTCGCGTTGCGTCCGCGATCACCGCCGCCTGCTTCGCTTTGCAGTATCGGTTGTTCTGGATCATGGGAACTCCTTTCGTAAAATGGGTATAAAATTGCACCCCCATTGCTGGGAGTGCGGTAATTAGTTCTGAGTAAGATATTTCTCAATGTCTTTTTCTGATTTTATGCACACAACATCAGTCGGATAATCATTATACACGGTGATGTGGTTATCGTCTGCGACATACTCCTGCGTTCGAGAATCATCAACATCGTGTGAAGCACGTCCTTTTTTTATATTAGGAATCCGGCTTTCAAGAGCCTTACAAGCCCGGTTGAAATATTCGGTGCTGAAATTATAGCATATAGTGTAATTATACATAAACGCCCTCCTTACAGCTTGAATTTTTCGTTCACCTTTTTGTTGGACTTTGACGCTGTTTTCAGGATATCCTGAATAGCTTCGTCTCGGGTCATGCCCTTATCAGACATTTTTTTGTCTACCTGTTCTTCGAATGTCAGATTAGGGTGTGATTTATCCAGCCACTTTCTTTCGTCTTGGTTCAACATCAGGTCACGGGCATTGGTTCTGAACTGATTTCTCAAGGCGTGTGCCTGCCTTGCCTGATCCTCAATGGACTGATTTCGGTCAATCATATCTGGTATCTTTTTATCATAAAGAACATACCACTGTCTAGTTACCTTATCGCTAAGACTGCCGTTCAAATGCTTGATATCATCATAATCGCTGTTTATGACCTTTTCATTGAACTGGTGGCGAAGCTGTTTGTATTCGTCACTATTATTATACAGCATTTTCTTGAAATCGTCAATACTTGGAACAGCAGATTTATCCAAAGTGCTTGCGATAAGCTTGTATTCCTTTTTGATAGCAGCCACACCAGACCTTGCGGCAATGCTGCGATTGAAGCCGGTTACATAAGTACGTTCGTATTCTGTATACGAATCAGCCGCCTTGCAAAAGTCCTCATAGATGTATTTCTGGCGATTAAGGCGAATACTGGCTGTTGCAAATGCTTCCTCGTCCCCGGCAGCGTCGGCGACAATGCAGCGGTCTTTCTGCTTTCGCATGGCACGCTCCATCTTCCTCATCTGCTGGGAAGCTTCGTAGGCTGTGTAAGTCCGCCCCTCATAGGTAAACGGCGGCTGGTCTATATTCTGGAGTTCCTCCTCTGTGTAAACCGGCTCGGATACCCCGAGGATTATCGGGAACACATCATGGCGGCAATTCGGCTCGCTTATGAGCGGCTTGATTATCCTCTCATACTGCTCCTGCGTGTACTGCCGCCCCTGATACACCGCATGGGACGGTCGCGAACCAGAGTGCGCCGACATCTCCCAGCCGTCCGCGCCCAGCTCCTCGCCGTTCTGTTCGGAGATACGGTGCGTGACGTGCGCCACGCTGGTAAGGAGCGCCCGGCGCGCCGCGACCTCGATACGGTCGGAGCGACCGCTTTCGTAGTCTATGGTACGCACGCCGCTTGCCGCAAGCTTGTTGCAAGCCTGCCGGATCGCGGTCATGTAATCCGTCGCGCCGGTCGCAACTTTCATGTGCGCGGAATCCATCTCCCGGCGGTACATATCAGTCATAGATAGATAATACACGCGACCGAGGAAGTCGTGGTCGGCGAAGCCCATCGTGTTTGTGAGATTCTCGCATTTTCCAGCGGTCTCCGCTATCTGTGCGGATATCAATTTCTGGAGCTGCTGGTTATCTTCAAGCGGAATCGCCGCGCCCTTGTCGGCTCCGAGCATTTTGCGGTCGAACTCATCGGACTGTGCCGCAGCCTCACGGATAAGCCGGTTGATCTCCGCGGCTGAACTGCCGTTTATTTCGGCTATTTTCGCGGCTATTTCGTCCGTGGAAAGCCCAAGGCTCCGCGCACGGTAAAGCTGATATTCCGCCGTGTCGGTTATCTGTGCGCCCTTTGCGATGCGCCGGGCTATGTCCTGGAGGATAAATTCGGAAAGCTGTCCGTAGAGGTCGGTCAGTTCCTGCGGGAGATTTTGGAGTTGTTCCGGAGTGAGCATTTACTCACCTCCGAAAACGCTTGTCATTTCAGGGAGCATTTCGCGCGCACGCTCTGTAGGAACGCCGAAGTACCACGCATTGAAGTCCTCGGCTTTGAGCAGTCCCGCCTGAACCATCTGGAAGCGGCGGTTAAACTCAGTGCCAGTGTCCTCGAACACGCTGTCGCCGAACTCTATTGCGCACTCGCCGTCCTCGCAGTCAACGCCGTAGAACCGTGCTAATGTCACAATTATCTGACTGAGCGCCTGCAGTACCGGGCGCAACTGCCGCTGAATCTGGCAGACCGTATTGTATGTAGTTCTGTCCTCGGAAAGAACCTGCGTTGCGGTGACGAGTCCTTTCGCCGTGTCGAACGAGAACGTTCCGGAGCTTACGCCTATCTGCGTTTCGTAGAACCGCAGTTCCTTGTTTATCTTGGCGCTGTGCTCGGTCTCGCGGATCTGCGGGGCGTAAGCCATGATCTGCTGTTCCATCGTGGAAGTACCGTCGCCGCTTATCCCTACAAAGTAATCGTCGGGAATACCGCTGTTTTCCTTTAAAACGGTGCGGTCGGCGAATACCTTTGCGGACATCTTCTTAAATTCCGCGCAATACTCGGAATGCGCCTCGTCTATCTCATGCAGCGTGCCGAGAGAGTTCGCGAAAATGCTTATCGGCAGTTCGCTGTCGAGGTCGATGTTGTTCGCGTAGGGCGTGCGGAATGTCGCTATCATCGGAATATCTGAGAGAATCTGCCCCTCCGGAAGAAGCATAGCCCACTTCGGCACGGTCGCAAGCTCCACAGCGTGCTTTGTGCCGTAGAGATACGCCGTGTTCCGGACGGTATGCACGCCGTTCTGGAATGTGTGATGTTCCCGGCGCTCGTAGATTTTGCCGCGGTACCGTATACGCTCGAAAAATACGCCCTCGGTGATGTGCCCATTCTCGTCCAGAGCCATCGGCAGGAAGTCACGGCTGGTGCCGGAATCGAAGAACATTTCGCCGGACTGCACGAAATACGGTTTAATCACCGTGTAGCCGCCGACAAGGGTCTGCTGAACTATCCTGTCGAGGTTCGGCAGGAGATTCTTCTGGACGTTCCTGTTCAGCTCCTCGTCCGCGACTTCGAACTTGATTTCCCCGGTGACGAGCTGCGCCAGATACGCGGTAGAAGTATAAGCCACCGGCAGCGGCTTGAAATTCTTGTGGGTCTGCGCAAACGGAAGCTGTCCCTGAAACGCGTCCCACCAGAGGGAAGTCGCGGAGCGCATGGTCGAGCTTACCGCTGAATCTGTAATATTAAAGTCGTCCACGTCCGTTCCTCCTTTCCCTTTAAATAAGCCTTTAAGCGCGTTTAAAATGTTCATTAATCTCTCCTTATGAGCCGCGGAATGTATCTTTCAAAGCTGTACTCGAACGCGTCCAGCGTATCAATATCCGAGGTGCCGTTATCCAGCCGGATATCCTCGCCGACAACCTTGTCGTCGTACACCGCGCCCTGAAATGCTTCCCGCAGCGTTTCGCATTCGGAAGTCAGCAGGAATCTTTCGCCGCCCATAAGCATGGTCGTTGCGCGGATTCGGTCGATTATCGGGCGCTTCATCGAGTTCTTCACGGTCAGGTCGAGCGGCTTTATGTATTCCCGCAAGCCGGAAATCAGCGTCTGCTCGGCGCTGTCGGCGTAGATGTCCTCGATCCTGCCGAAATCCCGCTGAATGTCCTCGCAGAACTCATAGATACGCTTGTAGATCTGCTGCGGAGTAAGTCCAGTAGCGGGGACGCGCTCGCTCCGCAGGGCGACGAGCTTTTCGTAATTGTAGGTCATTCCGGTCGCGACCATAGCATGAGCCGAGCCGTTGCCGCCCCAGTCCACGCCGACGTTTATCATGTCCAGCCGTGGGAGCGGTTCCGGCGCGGCGAACGCGGGGATATTATCCGAGAACACCCGGTAAATAGCGCCCGCTGCCACTACCCACTTGCCGAGAATGAAACGGTCGTAGAACACGCCGGTGTACTCCTTTTTCAGCGCGGAAACGTAGTCGGCTGGGAGCGTTGTGTTGTCGTCAATACCGAAAAAGATGTTCAGCAGGTCGTCCACCAGCCCCTTGTTGTCGAGATACTTTTTCTTTAACCAGTGGGTGGGAGTGTCCGGGTTGGTGGTCGCGAACAGCTTCGCGCCGGGCGCGGACAGACGTGACAGCAGCATGACGAAGAAATCCTCCGGGAACAGCGTAAGCTCGTCGCAGTAAGCGCCGCCCAGCGTGATTCCGCGGATCTTATTCTCGGAGCGCGCGTCGTTCGCGCCCTCCAGCATTATCTTCCGTCCAAAAAGAACGCCCTCTTTTGCAGAGAGCGAGAATGTAAAATTTCTTTCGCCGATAAGCTCCTGAAGTGGCAGCAGGCAGTTGCGCTTCAGGGTCTGAAGCGATTTTGCTGTCATCATGTACAGATAATCCCGCGGGCGGGTAGCCACCCACAGCGCCCAGAGAATCAGCGATATCCATGTCTTGCCGGAACGCACCGAACCCTGCAGAACAGTCAGGCGGGGAAGCTTGTTCCGCTTGAACAGCCGCATGAGGTCGTTCTGCTTTTTCGTGAATGTGACTTTACCCATTTTTTAAAGCCTCCAGAATATCCGCCAGCGCGCCGTCAGCATTGCCCGAACCGCCGCCGTTTCGGCTGTAATCCTCGCCCTTTTTATTAATAAGGTAGAATTCAATAGCTGGCTGGGACGGCGGAATGTGGCGTTCCTTTGTTTCCACGGTCTTTACGCCGTTCACATATTTAATAGTGCGGTCGGTGACAGTGTAGCCGGTCGCCGCGCGCAGGAGCGCCTGCTCCACCTCGGCGGTCAGCAGCTCGCTATTCTGGGACAGGAGTTCGTTCAGACCGCCGCAGCGGGATTTTATCTCGGCTATCTTCTTAGCGCGCTTAGCCTCATTATTTGTGGACAAGTAAGCCTCCACAAGCTGCTGCACTGCGGAGGTCTGGTCTGTGCTATTTTTTTCGCGCTCGGCAATGGCAGCGCCGAGGGCTGCTATGCTCTTTTTCTTCCTGCTCATGCTGTCACCTCTTTCATATACGTTTAAATGCGCTTAATTTGCGTTTAAATTCGCGATTTGCCCAAGGGCGGGGAAACTATCCTCTGAAATGTGCACGGCGCTTACAGACGATTTCAGGCGGGCACTTTAAACACCCGCCCGAAATCATGATGATATAGCTTCGCCCTGTCCGTTCGGAACATGTTCCGCAGATATCAGGAGATATTCTTCGCAGTTCCGGAGCTTATCAACGGAACCGCAGGCTGACTTTCTATCTCGCAGCCGAGGATAACCTCGTAGTGCCTGCCGTAGATCGTAACGTCCGCCACAGCGCGTTTACCGCGCCGGTTAAATCGGATTATCTTATGCTGGAAGCGTTTCAGGAAGCCGTCCATGATGTGCAGCGCGCCGCCCGAAACGTAGCCGCGGCTTATTCCCAGCGCGTGACCGTCATTGCAGAGGAATCTGATATATTCCTCCTCGGTCTGGCTGAGCTGCGAGCGGCTGAGTATCCGCAGCGTTCCATAGCAGAACTTGACTGCCTGCCAGATGTCCGGGGTCAGCTCCGCGTCGAGGAACACATATCCGCTGAACAGCAGCACTTCGCGCTGTACCCACCTGCGGCGGTGGCGCTCCTGAACCAGTCGGCGTGGAGCATACGCCGTGATGTTCTTTTCGGCAAGCTGCCGGACGACCGCCATCTCCTTGCCGGACTGACAATATATAACGTACATTATTCCTCCTGCGATTTGCTGTTGATGAACTGCACCAGCGAGCGGTACAGTTCCGGATTCTCCTTTGCCATAGCGTCGAAAATATCCTCTTTAAAGCTTTCGAACGCCACATTTTTCAGGTTCGCCGTCTTGATATCCGTGGAATTTTTCAGGCTTACCGCCCTGATCAGCGCCGTTGCCTTTTCGATGAGCTTGAGCGGGTCGGCTTCCTTGAGGGCAATTTCGTCCATCTGCTGGACTGCCTGCAATACCTTGTGGGATATCAGCCGGGCGATTCCCTCGGTGGTGTCGAGCTGCGGGAATTTCTGCATTTCCTCGGTCAGAGCGCGCATATTCTCGCTTGCAAGGCGAATCTCCTGAACGCTGGCGTTCAGCCCCTGCGCGTACCGGCAGACAGCCGCCTCAGACAGCGTGACGTTCGCGGTGTCCCGTACGAAATCGCAGACGTCCCGGTAGGTGTAATCTCCGAGGATCATCTGCTCGACTGCTTCCTTGATGTCAGACGGCAGCTTGTCTATCTTGCTATGCTTACGTTTCATGGCTCACCGCCTTATGCACGGATCGGAAATTTTGCCGTTCAGGAATGCTATACCCTTTGCGGTAAGCTTAGCCTCAAGGCTGTGCAGTTCCGCGTCGGCGAGGTCGGCTACTTCATTGTGGAACTCCACGTCACGGAGCTTTATGTAGCCGCCCTCGTTCAGATAATTCACGCAGTCAGCTATCTCCGGAGCGCTCACATCGACCTCCAGACCGTATTCCAGCTCACGTATGCGGACGTATTTTGTCCGCAGCGTATTTATAGCCCGAAGCACCCGGGCGTTGTTGTCGCAGAATTTCTCGCGGTGTACTCTTTCCATGTCCATCTATATCACTCCCTTTTGAGATCGTCAATCTTTGTTTCGAGCCGCGTCATGGTGCGGATAAAATCGGAGTTCCGCACGGTGTTTTCCTTGAGGAAATCTATGTTGTTCTCGATTTTCTCGATGGATTTTTTCAGCTCGTTAAGCTCGGATTTGCTGGCGTACTTCTCGTCGGCGCTTTCAAGCTTGTCTTTGAGTTCATCAACATCGGAGCGGCTTGCGCGGCTGGCAAGCTTGTTTTTAAGCTCCTCTACATCGGAGTGGCTCGCACGGCTGTCCAGCTTATCAAAACTGCGCTTGAGGAAGAACGTTATCGCGCCCATGCCGACGGTAAGTATCATATTATAGATTGTGTCGAAATCCACGGTATCACCTCTTTAAAATGTTATTTTTGCTACGCATATTATACTATAAAAATGTATCTTTGTAAAAAGCGAAATCACAAAGCGAAACGACATAAAAAAACGGCTCACCGCATTTGCGATGAGCCATAAATCACTTTGAAAGCCGTCTTACCTCCGACACCGGAAGCTCCAGTTCCCGGGCTATCTGCTCCGGAGTGTCGCCGTTCTGCCGCCTTGACCGGATATACGTAGAAATTTCCGGGGACGACACCAGCGATCGCGCTTTCGGTATCCAAATCTGTGAACCGCCGAATGTATCCACCAGCGCCTGGTAGTTCTCCAGCCCGATGATGTCCGCCACCTCCTGCTGGTCGGCGTTAAGGTGGCTCTTCTTTACCAGCATTGCAAGTCCCATGCTTATCACTCCTTTTCAGTTTATTCTGCTCTGAGCGGAGTATCCGCTTGAGCATTTCAATTATCTCCGAACCCTCTGCCCGGGTTACACGGCTGAAAATATCCCTGTCCGGGCGGATTTCTCTGCCGGTCACCTTGGATATTACACCCCTCAACCGTTCCCGGGGCTTGATGTCCGACGGAGAAATCTCGGCTATCCGGTACATCAGCTTGAAGCACATATTCTGCTGTTCCTCTGTAATGAGTTCCGGCTTCGGCGCGACCTGCGAGCGGTATTCCTCCAGCCGCCTGATGATGAAATCCGCCTGCTGCTCGGTCAGTTCCGAGATGTGGTCTTTAAGCGAAAACTGCTTTACCCAAAGATGGAGGTTGTCGTCGTTCCCGGCGCTCCGGTCGAGCAGTCCGGCGGCAGCGCCGAGGGCATATATCCGCCGGATCTGTTCCTTGGTAGCCATCAGGTCACCGCGATCTTGGTGGAACTGTCCACCGCAACGCCGAGATTGATACAGCGGAGCAGCCGTGCTTCGTCTGCGCCGGACATCTCCGCAACGCTCCGGAATGTCTGCCAGACCGCCGCCTCGGCGTACAAGTAGGCGTAATCTCCGGCGTCCTGCTCCGAAAACCCACCGATTTTCATGAGGTTGTCGCGGTCAGTCTCAAACTTCGCGCCTTTAAGTTTCTTCGCAAGCGCGGATTTCGCTTTATCTCCGCAGGGGAGCTGCGCAATTATCTCCTCCGGCGTTGACCTGGTGTAATTCCCGGTGAACATTCCGATGAGCATGCGCTCAATATCCTTGTTCTTCGGCTTGACCTCGGTTTTGACGGCTTCCTCAAAGATATCCGGAAACATCGCTCCCAGCGTTTCTTTAAGGTAATGCGGGTAAACTATTGTCAGCGCCTGCGCCTCGGTGTAGGTGACTGCCGCCTGAGAATCCGGATCGGCGTACACGGTGGACTTGAACTTTGTGTCAACTACATCATCGCCGCCGCGCTCCAGAAAATACGCTTCAAGCTCTTTCCGGCGGTCGTTGAGCTTTGCGATATCCGCCTTGATACGGCTCAGCTCCCGCACCTTGTCAACGATATCACTCATCTGCCGTTACCTCCTGATAAAGCTTTGTGGCGCACAGCGGACAGCAGAATATACCTCCGAACTGCTTGACCTTTTCCGCGCCGCCGCAGAAACGGCAGGTATCAACATGTTTTGTGATGATGAGTTTCCCGTCAGCCGAGGCGGTAAGGTCGACCGCAGTTCCGGTGTCAAGGTCGAGGTGCGCCGCCATGTCGCGCGGGATAGTCAGTCCGCGGGACTTGGTAAGCTTTTTAAATTTAATTTCCATGCTGTTTTATCCTTGTATGATATAGTTAAGCCCCATATCATATCCTTTCATAAGATTTACGCTCATCTCCGAAGCAAGGGAAAATTTGAACAGTGGAGCGAGCGTAGCGAGAGGAACTGTTCA